GGTGCAGGACTGACGCTTCCGACGGATCATGTCGTAACTTCCCGTGACGCGCGCACGCGCACACGCGTATAGAGAGTTACGATGTAGAGCGTCGGAAGCGTCAGTCCGGTGTGTCGTCATGGGGTTCAGTTGTCGGCATAAGGGGTGTAGGCGGGCTTGGGCGGATCCTTGAGGCCCACGCCTCGGAAGCCGCGCACACCCACACTGTTGCGCCACTTCTCCAGGCCACGCGTGATCAAGAGATCGGAGAAGCGCCGCTGCGATCCGACAAACTCACCAGCACTGTCGGCCCACTGTTTCCAGTCGTTGAAGAGTTCGGCGGTCAGCGACTTGGCGTTGGCCTCGCGCACGCAGCGCTCATCCAGCCAGCGGCCCAGAGCATCCTCGGCCTCGAAATACTCCTCGGTGGCGTCCACCACGCGCTGCGGCGGGTCGAGTCGTCCATGGCGCTGCCAATCCAGACAGCCTTGAACCGCCCAGGCCAGGATGCCGTCACGCTCGGCCAGCAATTTCTGCTGGAGATGCTTGTCGCGGCGCTCGGGTGGCACGGTGATGGTGAACGGGATCAGGTGCAGTCGCCGCTTCATCGCCTCGTCGATATTACGAATGGCTGGCTTGTGGTTGCCCGCCACGAACAACTTGAACTGCGGGAAGAACTCGAAGAAGTCCTGCCGCATGAAGCGCGCGGAGATCTTGTCACCCCCGGTCAGGTTCTTGAGCTTTGATTCCGCCCAGCGTCGTCCCTGCTCGGTTTCGATGGCCGCGACGAAGCGTGCCCCACGCAAGCCCGCCATGTCGGTCGGATGCCGGTCAGTGCGCGTTTCCATGAAGGTATCCATGGGCGCGTTGGTCGCATAGTCACCGAGAATGGTGGCCAGGGTGTTCACGAACACCGACTTGCCGTTCGCGCCGGTGCCGTACAGGAAAAACAGGGCGTGCTCCTGCGTCGATCCGGTCAGCGCGTAGCCCACCATCCGCTGCAGGTAAGCCTGCAACTCCACGTCACCGCCCGTGACCTCATCCAGAAACCGCCGCCAGGTCGGGCAATCCCCTCCCGGTGTGGCCGTGGTGATCTTGGTCATCCGATCGGCGCGTTCGTGCGGGCGCTTGCGTCCGGTTTTCAGATCGACCACGCCGCCCGGGGTATTGAGCAGCCACGGATCGGCATCCCACTCCTCGGTGGTCGCGGCATGCCTGCGATCCGCCCTGGCCAACCGCTCCACGCCACCGACCGTGCTCGAACTGGCGAGCTTGGCCGCCACCTTGGGATTGTCGGCGCGCACGGCGGCATGCCGGCACACGCTGCGGATCAAGTCGGTCGCAGCCAGCGTGTCTTCGGTACGCCAGCGATTGCCGTCCCAGACCAGCCAGCGCCCCCAGCCCGCGACATAGCGCCAGTCACGGTGGTAGCGCCGGGTGAAGGCCAGCGCCAGCGCATCCTCGGTGCCCCATACGGATTCGTCGGTGCTGACGACCGGCTCAGCTTCCTCGGCCACGTCATGCATCTGCAAACGCGGGCCGTGAGCGAGAAAGGCTGCGACGTCGAAGCCCTCGGCAATGGCGTCCGCCGCATCCCAGCCGTCCGCCGCCTCCTCGGGCGGGTACAGGATGAAGCAGGACTTGGCTCCGGCCGAGAGTATGGCTTGCGCCGCCTGTGTCGCGTATTCCCAGCCCGGTTTGTCGCGGTCGGGCCAGATCAGTACCGACTTGCCGGCCAACGGCGACCAGTCGGTTTTCTCCACCGGGGCATTCGCACCGTGCATCGCTGTCGTGGCCACGATGTCTGCATCGATGAGTGCCTGGGCGCATTTCTCGCCCTCGACCAGCACGATCTGGCTGGCCGAGGCCATACCCGGCTGGTTGTAGAGCGGGCGCGGATCGGGCGGTGCCATCTTGCGCCGCTTGGCATCCCACGGCCGGAACTGCTTCTTCTGTCCGGGCGGGTCGTAGCGGTAGACCACTGCGATCAGGTGCCCACTGGCGTCCAGGTAGTCCCACTTGGCCGTGGCCGGGCCCAGGTCGTCGACCGGGGGCGCCGATTTGGCTTTGCGTGTCGGCGCTGACCGGGCGCGTCCAAGCAGGTCGGAAGATTGCTCCATCACCCGATGGAAGTCGGCGTGAACATCGATGCCGAAATGCCCACCGATCAGCGTGAAGATGTCACCGCCGTCACCGGTGGCGCGATCTGTCCACAGCCCCGCCTTCTCGCCATCGAGAACGACTTCGAGACTGTCTCCCGGACTGCCCAGTGCGTCGCCGATCAGGAATTTGCCCTTGCGCTTTTTCCCGGCAGGGAACATTGTGGCCAGCACCGAATCCAGCCGGGCAATCAGGTCGGCACGGATGGATTCGCGCTCCACCTCGCATCCGCCGGCCTCCACGATGGGGATGTCGTTGAAGTCGATCATGGCACCTCCACGGCAATATCCGCCAATGCCGCCACATCTACGGATTGGCGAACCGCACGCAGCTTGCGCAGCGCCTTGACCTCGACCTGCCTGACGCGCTCGCGGGTGTATCCCATGGGCTTCGCAATATCCTCGAGGGTCATCGGCTCACCGTCGATGCCATAGCGCAACCTCAGCACCTCGGCCTCACGTGGCGTGAGCCTATCGAGCAGGGCATCGATCGCCTGGGCCGTCTGTTTCTTCTCCAGCAAACTGAGCGGGTCGGCGCAGTCCGAAGGACTGGCGAGCAACTCGTGAACACTCGCCGCAGAAAGCTCGATTTCGGCAGCGTTCGTCAGCAACGGGTAGCGCTGTTCCTCCGACCACAACTCGTCTGGCAGACGGTTGAGGAATACGCAGAGCATCTCTGCGCATGGCCTGAGATCCCCGTTCTCGTCAAACGGTGTGCGCTTGAGGTTGAGGTAGGGCAAGAGATGGCCCGTGTAACTGATGCCGACCTCGCGCGCAAAAATCTGGCCGGGCTGGTGGCCTGCCATCTCGATGGCGCGCAACAGGCGAGCGTTTCTAACCTTGATCTGAACGCGGTAGTCAGTCATCGCCGCCCTCCGTACCGAGCTTGCCGGCTTGGCATACCCTTCCGTTCTGTCGATACCAGACCTCCAGTTCCGATAGTCGGAAGCGAACCATGCGCGACAACAGGTAGTGAGGGATGCGCTTTGCGGCACGCATCTGCGGATCGGCGAACCAGTAGTAGGGCAGCCGGAGTGCGAAGCTGGCCTGTCGGGCATCGATCATCGACTCGTCTTCGGCCAGCGTTTCTTGAGATGGGGTAGGGTTGTTCATGTGTTGCTCCAGCAGCGGTCCTGCCAGGCGCACATCCGGCATTCGAAGTGGGTCGAGTCATGGAAGGCGCGCGGCAGGAGTTCTCCCGCCTCGGTCGCCGTGATGACCTTCACCGCCCGATCCGACATGCGTTGGGCCAGGGCCGCCTCAAATGGCACGATCTCGGTGTAGATCTCCATCGTGTCGGCGTTCAGCGCCGTGAAGATCGCCGGGTGATCGTGTAGTTCGAGATAGGCTTGATAGATCGCCACTTGCGCGGCATAGACGGGTTTGGCGATTGCCAGGCCGCTTTTCTCCAGATCACGCCAGGACTTGTTGCCGAGGCACTTGCATTCCCAGAGCGCGGGATAGGCGAAGCCCTCCGGGCCACTGACGATGACGCCGTCGATATGGCCCTGCAGGCGCCCCTCGGCCACGGAGAAGCCGAACTGCTCGCCGTCGGCTTTGCGGGTACGCAGGTCGAACCCCGCGTCCCGCAGCCACGCGACCATGCAGTCCTCCATGACGTGGCCGCGCTCGAAGATGCGCAGCATCCGCCCGGGAATGTCGCGCCCGTGGTCGACGGGTGCCTTGGCATACTCGAACTGCAGCGCGCGCTCGCAGGCCACGCCCAGACGCGACGCACCAAGGTACTGGCGCTCGGACTGGCGGGCACGCGCCTGCTGAATCCCGGCATCGACCAGGGCGGTGACCTGCCCGGAGATGCTCGAAGAGGAATTGAAGTCCATCATGGTTTCCCTCCCTTAGGCTCTTCCCACGGCAGGTCATCCTTCAGATCGGCAAACGGATCACGAACAACCTCGGCCGCCGGCACGCCGCGCAGCAGCGGCGTGCTTGCCCGTTCGTGATGCTCGGTCAGCGCCTCGGTGTAGCGCGTGACGATGGCGTCGATGACCGTCATCGCCTCCGCTTCCGAATACGCCCCGAGCGGCTTGTCGAAGCCGATGTGCTCGGCTGCCGAACCAAAGGCCTTCAGACAATCGCGCATCGCCGCGATTTCGATATCACTCGCATCAACCATGAGAGCCTCCCCTCGCTCCTCGGCCGCCAGTCGCCGGCCGTAGAGCGTGTGAAAGATGTCCTGGCAGCGACGACTGCAGAACACCCAGTCGAGGGGATAGCGCCGGGGGTCGGCGATCTTGAAGCGACCATCCGAATGGCCGAACCCTCGCGCCTGCCGTTTGCATACCCAGCATTTGCCGCTCATGCATGGCAGCCTCCCGGCTGCGCGCCCTGCCGGGCACGGACGGCGTGCTCGGTACAGCAGGCGTCGAGCTCCACATAGTTGTTGCGAATAGCGGTCGTCCCGATTCGCACACCCCTCGGATGGCGACAGCGGGCGATGCGCAGCCCGCCGATGTCGCTGGCGCTCGACCGGTCGAGATGGCGGCAGTTGCCGCAGCGTTTTCCTGTCATGACCGACCTCCTCACTGCGCCCAGGCCGGCTTGCCGGGAACGGCCGGACGCTGCGCGTTCGCCTGTTGAGGTGCTGCCGGTGCAGGCGCAACGGCACTGCCACCGCCGGTCGGGGACTTGGAAGGTACGCCCATCAGGGCCGCATAATCCTTGTGGTCGGGCTCGACAACGAGCTTCACCACGTTGCGGTCCTCGCCCTTGGCATCCTTCTCGACGTCGACGCGGGCCAGGAACTCGATGCCGTCAAGTTCGTGGAAACCCTGGATGCGGCGAGCGGAAGCAGCCTGGGGGGAGTTGTCCTGGGGATGGACGTTGCGGGCCGAATTGAGGATGCCCCGGATCATGCTGCGCCCCATCTGGCCCCAGGTCGGCCCCTTCCGGGACTGCAGGCCGATGTTCGACCACATCTTGCGTTTGGCGAATGGCCCATCCAGCACGACGAACTCGCAGGCGAGGTAGACGCTGCCGGTATCGAAGCTCTCGGTGGCGTAGCCCCCGGTCCAGCCCTGCGCCGGATCGTCATGGCCGCCCGGCTTGATGGTCATGCGCACCTTGACGGTGGTGCCCTTCGGGATGAGATCGAAGCCCTGCTGTTGTTCGGCGTCGTTGAAATCGGTCCAGGTGTTCATTACGTGTCCTTTCAGTGATGGATGGCGGCGTTGTCGCCAGCGCATTTGCGGATGAGCTTCAAAAGGTTC